GACGCTCTATTAAACGCGTTCTTTTTGGCAGCTGAGATTTTAACATCGAATATAGGTTTCTTTACGATTTCCGGCTGTCCTGTAACATCGTCAATTGTTGTTTCCTTTAGCAGCGAATTTTCAAAGCTGATAAATTCATACGATCCGCCCTCTCCGTCAATTCTGAAACAACGAGGTTCATCATAGAACTGTCTGATTAATTCTATAATCTGCTTAACTAATCTCACATATGCTCTATATGAACCGCCTATCATGTCACGAGATAACTTTGAGCCTGCCTCTTGCAGCGCTGCAATGGCACTTGCTGCCGTTACACCTGCAGCTGTACTTCCCTGCGAGAAGTCGCGATTGCCCGAGGTTTCTTTTAGCTCTTCTTTTTTCATCTCTAGGTAATTCATGACAAGTGACGGAAGCGGCGTTGTTTGAAACTGTTTGATATTGCCTTCTTCAATTCTGCCGTTTACTTCAAAGAAGTCTTGTGAATAATCAGCTACTTGCTCTGGGTTTACTCCCGAGTTCTTGTTAATAGCCCATCTTGGTTTACCAACAAGAGCAGCATTTTTTGAGACAATCTGGTCCATCTTGTTTATGACCATCTGAGGAGATTTCATAACATCGATATATCCGAAGCCTAGCATTTCAGATTCAACCGGGAATAGGTTATCCACAACGAACGGATATTCGCCTGAAATGTAATATCCGCTCTCTAGATACTCTTCGCAGTTTTCAGATGCAAAGAGTACGTGACCGTCAATAAACTTGCAGTAATGAACTATCGTTCTACCGTTAACAGTTTGCTTATAGTACCAATCATAAACGACTGTTCTGTTCGATGCTGAATCGTCACGCTCTGTATCGTACTTCACGATTTCAGCACCTGCAGAATTTGATAGCACGCCTTCTAGGTCTGGGTACATTCCTACAAGGATATCGTTATCCACAGCGTCTATAAGAAATATGTTTGGCGAATCCTGGATATATTTAATTCCTGGCTCCCATAATAGATTCAGAACATCTATTTGTTTTACAGCGATATCACCAGCGCCGTTATCTCTTGTGTTATCCCAGTATGTAGCATATACACAGAATCCTTGTTTTAGCTTGTACCACCATGCATCACTATATATTTGCTGAAAGTCGCAGTTATCTAGTATGCATGGGACAATCTTTGATAGTGACAGTGCGGAACCTTTGTCACTCTCTTCACGCGGCAATAGATTAGGCATAGGGTAGTTATCCATAGCGTCAGCGTGTTTATTGGCAAGCGAATTAAACATCCATGCACTTTCAGGCTTCGGATCGTTTTCTTTTCCTTGTGTATCTCCTATAACTTCCCACTGCTTGAACTGCCACCACTTTTCATTCTCAACGATGCGTTTTTTGAACTTTTCAAGATTCTGCTTGTATTTCTCGTATGTGTTCTTTGCCTCTCCTATAACCTCTTCATCAATGATTCCTTTTCGACCGTAGTTCGGGTCCCACTCTTTGCCTTCGTCTTCGTTGAACGCTCCGTAATCTGCTTCTGGCTCTTCCTTTGCATCTAGTGATGTTGGTTCTGGTTCCTGCTCTATATAGTCTGGCTCTTCCTCTTCATCCTCAATAGGTTCTTCAGCTGCTTTCTTTGGATCTATTCCTAGCCTCTTCATCAGCTGTTTGTCTCCCTCGGCTTGCGCAGGATCTTCTTCGGGCTCGTCATCTTCTGGCTGTTCCTGGTCTCTTAATGGCTTAGCCTTTTCAACTTCTTTAGCGTTCTGCTCTTTTAGTTTCTTCTTCTTGTCTTTCATATTCGCTCCTTACATGTATTTGAAAAAGTCGTATCGTCCTAGCTGTGCAGGAATCATATTTAATGGGTCGTGCAGTCCATCTGTTCCCTCGTATAGCTTGGCTCTGGCGTCTCGTCGCTCGTTTATAGGTGACTCCATGCATACATATCTCCATTCGTCGTATATATGGTCTTCCATTTCGGTATTGATATCCTCTACCTTGGTTTCGCTGTAAATTAGCTCCGGTACCGTTCTGATGAAGTCCTTGCAGTTTGAGAAACAATAGAACATTGGAATTCCGTTTTCGTCAAAAGCTAGTCTATAGTGGCACTGCATTTTACCCGGTATTCGTGTATGGTCTCCCTTCTCCCAATACACGCCAGCTTCCATAAAGGAATCGGCTATTGATTTACCGCCGTTTTCTTGGAATATTGCAGGGTCTGCGACTGCTGATATTGTTCTGCCCTTTAAATTTGGGTCTGAATCCTCAATTTCTTTTATCGCTTTAGCAATCTTTTCGGTAGTCCATTTAACGCCAGTATTCGGCTGGTCTGTACAGCCGTATAGTTCGTTGATTCTGTATAATCTATTGTCGTTATCTACTGCGTACCAACCTACACTAAACGGCTTTGAATATCCCCAGTCAAAGCCTCTAAAGATTCTCCACGTTTCTGGAATCTTAAATGGGCTTATGACATGCGTCCACTTACGATCTGCATAATGTTCTATCTCGTCGCTCCACTCTGTGAATACTTGTCCGCTGAATGAATTCCAGTCTCCGTATAGCAGCGCTTTTTTGTCTGCTTCCGGAAGCATAGCCAAATTTGCGATATAGTACGGATCGTTTTCTAACAGCTTTTTGTTATCAAAGACTGTTGATGGTACAAACATGCGGCTACGCACACGCTCTATTAGCTCGCCTGTTGGGGTAACGATTTTATATACTCCCTTAATACGCGTCATGGGCGGTGCAGGTGTTATAAATCTCTTTTTTACCCAGCCGTGACCAACTCCCCCAGGGTTTGCGCTAGCTCTTATATATACTCTCGTTCCTGGTGCAGTCGGTCTATTACGTGACATTAGATACATGTACTGCGTACGCGTAAAATGCGTTAGCTCGTCAAAGGCGATAAAGTCATACGCCTTACCTTGATAGTTATATTTATCTATTTCTCTCTGCAGATTCCCAAAATATATTTTTGCTCCACTTCCGAACTTCCAAACGTATTTCGATTCGTTAAATTTCGCACTTGGAAAGGCTTTTGAATATAGATTTATCGATCTATCCATGAGCTCAGAGAGCTGCGGAAATGTACGCCTTAGGATTAGTCCTTTATAACTTGGTATATGCACCTGCCTTAGTGCCTCGCATAATATAGCGTCGCTCTTTCCACCTCCAGCTGCACCACCATATAGAACTTCATATTCTGGGCGGCTCATAAATACTTTTTGGCGTGGCTGCGGTTCCCATGCTATTTTCATTCTTCTACCTCCGCAACCTCTTCATCACTTAAATTAACAAGCACAATGCTTTCAGCCTCTTCAACGCTGACATTTTTGTTTTCTGCTTCGGCTTCAAGCAGCTTAACTTTTCTCTCTTCGAGTCTAATTCTTTTCTTTGCGTTCTTAAGATCTTCCTTTTCTTGGAATGTAAGAATAGTCTCCATTGACCGCCTCATTTTTTCGATCGCTTGTAGTGCATTAGCAGCATCTTTTACCTGCTTAAAATCTACTCTCTTATATTTTTTCTCAACGGTTTTCTTTGACACTGGAAAACCATCTGAATTGTATTCAGTTTCTTCAACGAGATATCTATTGAACTGCTTTGGATCTAAAAGAGCGTCGCTCATTATATTAGATAAGTTATGTACTATGCCTATTTCTTTAGATAAGTCTATAGATTCTAATTTAGATACGCGCTCTACAGCTTTTCCGACAGTATCTGATACATATTTCCTGCGCTTTTCTTTCCACTCGTGGCGGCGTGCATACTCCGAAATGGTGCGCGCCGATGTGTGATATTTAGTAGCTAGTTTTGCGTATGATGTATTTGTTGTTATGTATTCTACTTCGAGCTTGTTCCAATCCATGATTTCCTCCAGCTTTAATTATGCCTATTGATATGCGTTTTTTCGCCTGCTTCAAAATTTTTAAAAAAGTTTTGAAAAAGGTGTTGACATTGTCCGACATTAGGCGTACAATGTAATCAAGCTAAAGGACGGCAAGTCTTAAGGAGAGTGGCAAATATGACCGAGAAGAAAACAGAAAGGGTCGCAGTGCGAATGACACCGACACTAAAGGCTGCTGCTACCGAGATAGCGGCAAGAGAAAACCGGACGCTGAGCAACTACATTGAATCTCTAATAGTTGAACAGGTTCAGAAAATCAAAAAAT